AGTAAAAATGCCCGCTGACTTGAAGGGTGTGCAACCTGGTCGGTTGCCTGAGCACTTGCTTTGTCCCGCCGTTGGTGGTGGAAAACTGCACTGGCTTGCCGCAGCAGCGTGGGCTGCAATGGTGGAAAAGGCCAAAGCAGACGGTGTTGAATTAAAGCCTGTTTCGGCAGGAGATACCTACCGTACTTACGATTCACAACTTGCAGCGTTTAAACAGCGTTACACCAAAGAGCCAAACGGCAATGCAACCAGGACGTTTGAAGGCGTCAAATGGTACAAGAAAGACCCAAAACTAGCCAGCCTTGCTGCGCCAGGGTCCTCTCAACATAATTTGGGAATTGCGGTGGACGTTCATACTGCCAGCGGTCCCCGTCTTAAGTGGCTTATTGACAACGTTAAAACATTTGGTTTTAGTTGGGAAGTGGTTCCAGAAGAGCCGTGGCATTTGCGTTATGTATGCGGTGATGAAGTTCCTACTGCTGTTAAAACATACATGGATAAAAACGGTATTAAAGCCCCAGAAGTGAAAGAGGCTGCTCCCGTTGCCGCTCCTGCTGCTGTAAATACAGACGATGGTTTGAAACTGAAATTGGGAGACAAGGGTGACAAAGTAAAACAAATGCAAGAGTTGCTTACTAAAAAGGGCTTTGCTTGCACAGTTGACGGGAACTTTGGACCTGCTACCGAAAAAGCCCTCAACTACTTCAAAAAGTCTGTTAGCCTACAAACCAATGGTGTTTGCAATCAGCGCACGTGGGACGCCCTCACTGCGTAGTTTTTTCACAACTTGGAGCACAACATGGACAAGTCGTCGTTGCTGACCGACTTAACAGACCAATCAAAAGAAACCAAACACTATCCTTGCAAAATAGGTAGGTTGATTAATTCTTTAGAGGGTGACGAGCGTGAGGCATTGGTAAAAGCCATTGAACTCATTCGCACATCAAACCTCAATGGTAAGAATAGGTCGCATAGTAGTGTGTGGCTTGCTAAAGTGTTACGTAAGAACGGTTATCAAATAAGTGTAAGTACGATACAACGACACGTAAACAAGGAGTGTTCTTGTGACCAATCTGAAGGATGATTTGAACGGACCAGAAAAACGTGAAAAAGTGTTGGGCGATTTGCTTGACTTGCTCAAACGAAAAAACATAGACATTGCCGATATTGGTGACGTCAGCCGTGTTTCCATTTATCAGTCGTTAACAAAAAATGAAGAAGGTGAAGCAGAAGTACACGACCTTGCTGCAATTCAATTTTCTCCAACATGGGACAGTGGTCCAAAATGGCCTGTAATTCAACAAGGTCCCGCAATCAAACTGCCTACTAAAAAAGCACGCACTCTTAAAAAAAGCAAGTTTAAAAAGTGTGTAGTGGTTCCAGATGCACAGATTGGTTACTACCGTGGTCGTGACGGTAAATTAGAACCAACCCATGACGAGAACGCAATTAAAATCGTTCTTGAATTGATTTGCTCCGTAGAACCAGATGTTGTAGTTTGCGTTGGTGACAACCTTGATTTTCCTGAAATGGGTAAATACCTAACTACACCTGCCTACCAACAAACTACTCAAGCGGCAATAGACAGGGCTGCTTTACTATGTGCGGAACTTCGTAATGCTGCACCGCACGCAAAGATTGCTTGGCTTGCTGGAAACCACGAAGAGCGTATGCCAAAATATCTTCTTACCAACGCAGCAGCAGCGTACGGTTTACGCAAAGGAAATATGCCGCAGTCGTGGCCCGTTCTTACTGTTCCGTATCTGTGTCGCATGGATGACTACAAAGTGGAGTACCGACCTGGCTACCCTGCGTCCGATTATTGGATTAATGAGAAACTCAGAATCATTCACGGTGACCGTGTAAAGTCTTCTGGCTCAACGGCTCACGTTTATCTAAACAACGAAAAGACGAGTGTGATATATGGACACATCCACAGGATTGAAACGGCGTTTAAAACAAGGGAAGACTTTGATGGTCCTCGTACCATTATGGCTGCTTCTCCTGGTTGTCTTGCCCGCATTGATGGTGCTGTACCGTCTACAAAAGGTGGTGTGGACCTTGACGGGCGTCCGATTGTTCGGTACGAAAATTGGCAACAAGGAGTAGGTGTTGTTACGTATGAGGACAGGGGGGAGCACAAGTTCTCATATGAAGTAATGCCCATTTACAATGGGTGGGGCATGTACCGAGGTATTGAGTTTTCTGTTAATTAAACATGACAACTATTGTTGGTATTCAAGGAGATGAGTTTGCGGTAATCTGTGCAGACTCTCGTGTCACTACAAGTGATGACGCCCGACAAATAGGAACATTGCGAGAAGGTTCTGGAAAACTGGCACAAAATGGAAAATACATTATTGGTGCTGCTGGGGATGTTCGTGCCATCAACATCTTGCATCATGTCTTTCAGCCACCTACGCCTCCACAAAACATTCGTGGAAAGAAACTAGACCAGTTTTTTACGTCCAAATTTGTACCGTCTTTGCGAGAATGCTTTGACGCACAAGGTTATTCAGTTCCTGACCGTGAGGACAAAGAACATATTGCTGAACAGGGGTCGTCTATTATTGTTTCTATTAATTCTCAAATATACGTCATTGAATCTGACTATTCGTGGTCGTCGGAAGCCTCTGGACTGTATTCATTAGGTAGTGGCTCGTCGTATGCTTTGGGTGCTATGACGGTATTAATTCGTAACAAAAAACTAAACTCTCAACAGGCAAAAAGCATTGCTCTTCGTGCCTTAGCCATTGCTTCTAAGTACGACTCTGGTACTGGCGCACCGTATCAAGCGTTTGTGCAAGGACAAAAGGTTAGCACAAAACGTCGCAAAGCGGTATAATTGTCACACCTATCTACAGGAGAACATATGTCAAAGAAACTGCAAGTATCCGCACTAGCCGACGTAGCAACCAAAGGTGGCGCAGTGGGAGTTGTTTCCTACTTGTTTGCTACTTGGGAAATTGACCCTGCTCTTAACATCGTGGTTCTTCCCGTCCTTTTGTATTTACTCAATGCCGCAAGTACGTGGGTTGGGGACCCCACTGTTGCTAATTTCTTTGTCAAACAAAGCAAAGTTGTTGAGGCTGCTGTTAAGGAAACTGTTGCTCAACCAACTGCTGTTGCACAAGTTCCTGCCGTTAAGAAAGCCGTTACTAAGAAAAAGAAGAAGTAATATATAAATGGCAATTGACTTTTGGTCACCGTCTTATCGTGCTGCCGCCAGTGACCTGACGGTAGCCATCAGCCCGTTGGGGTTGGTGGAACTTGCCGATGAAGAGTTTGAGGTTCATGGTCCACGCTTAAATCGTTATTCGTCGGCTTGGGCATGGTACTTGGGTCACCATTGGGCATACCGACGTGAGATGGGCGAATCCGCTTTTTATCTTAACTACGTTCGCACAATGTCAGACTACATTACCAATTTTTGCTTTGGTAAAGGTGTCCATTTTAAATGCCCAGAACAAAACACTGCCATCATTCCGCACTTGTTAGATGACGTTTGGAATAGTCACAACAACAAGTATAAAGTGTTGTGGGAAATGGGGCAATTAGCAGGGGTTACTGGAGACTGTTTTGTTAAAGTTGCCTATGAAGAGCCGTATGTAGACACCGTTGGAATTCCTCACGAAGGTCGTATTCGTGTCATTCCACTTAACCCAGCGCATTGTTTTCCTGAATACCATCCGCATGACCGTGACAGGTTATTGAGGTTTAAACTTAAGTATCGTTTTTGGGGAACGTCTGCTGAGGGCACACGACAGGTTTACACTTTTACAGAAATCTTGTCTGATGAAATGGTTCAACAGTTTATTAATGATGAATTGATTGACGAATATCCAAATGCGATTGGTTCAGTACCAGTCGTACACATTCCTAATGTGAGTATTTCATCGTCGCCGTGGGGCCAATCGGATATTTGGGACATCATTCCATTGAATCGTGAACTCAATGAAAAGATGGTTGAAGTTTCGGACATCATTAATTATCATGCTGCCCCTGTCACCATCATTACTGGTGCTAAGGCAAGTCAACTTGAGCGTGGTCCTAAGAAGGTTTGGGCAGGTTTGCCCAAAGACGCACAGGTATTCAATCTTGAATCTCGTGGAGAAATGGCTGGAGCGTTGGAGTACATTCAATTTTTGAAGCGAACAATGCACGAAATTACAGGCATTCCAGAAACAGCATTGGGACAATTTCAACCAGTATCCAATACCAGTGGTGTGGCTTTGGCTATCCAATACCAGCCGTTAATGAATCGTTATTCAATGAAAAAAACGCACTTTACAAAAGGGCTTGAGCACGTTAATGAACTTATTATTCGTACTGCTTCTATCTTCCGACCAGAGATGCTTGTGTACAATCCTATGCGGGCAGCACGTCCAGAACGAGACCATCTAACCCAACTAGACCCAGCAGACCCAATTACTTATAAAACTACTGTTCATTGGCCTGAACCGTTGCCCGTTGATGTGCTTATCAAACTTAATGAAGTGCAGTCAAAGATGGGTCTTGGGCTTGAGTCCAAGCGGGGCGCTTTGCGTATCCTTGGCGAAGAGTTCCCCAATGAAAAAATGGAAGAAATCTTTGAAGAACTTATGGACGACGCCATTGACCAAGGTGCGTTGACCATGCTTAATTCTCAAATCCAAATGGCAGTCATGCTCGCCACGGGCATGGTTCCAGGTGGTGCGGGACCCGCAGCGACATCGGCAGGTGGTTCTGACGTGTCATCTACGGGAGATTCTGGAGCAGGCATGCCTGGAACGGCTGTCGGCCCTGTAGAATCAGACCTGATGAATCAAATGGTTAGTAGGGCTTATGGCGCAAGGTTAGCCCAGCGTCGTAGCCCTAGCGAAGAATAAAACGTTTAATTACCCAAGTCCATATCAGCCAAACTAGCGAGGTAGTACACATGGCAAAGCAAGCACAGGATGAAGTCGTCATCCCAGTAGAGGCGACTGAAACCTTTAAGAATGAGGCTGCTGAAGTAACTGGTCAGCAGACCAAACAGCGAACTTTCACCGAAGATGAGGTGGAAAACATTCGCAAGCAAGAAAAAGACAAGTTGTATAAGAAAGTGGACGATGCGGATTCCCGTGTCAAAGCACTTGAACAACAACTAAAAATCATGTCAGACGAACGTGAGGCTGCCCTTAAGGAAGCAGAAAAACGGGCAAAAGCCGAAGCCAAGGCTCTTAAAGAAAAAGAGTTTGAGGAACTGTCGGCTAAGGAACTTCTCATTCGTCAAGAGACGGAGTTTAATCAAAAACTCAACACGGTTGAGGCGGAGTGGAGGGCACGTCTTGAGGAAATTGACCGTGACCGTCAGGCACAGTCTGCCCTTTTGGAGAAAGAGCGCCGCCACCAAGAGTTACAAAATTACATTGGTCGCCGTATGCAAGAGGAACAAGAGCACATTATTCCCGAACTTATTGGCATGATTAGTGGTTCAAGCGAGGAAGAAGTTGAATCACAAATTAACAGGTACAAAGAAGTTAGTTCTGCTATTCTTGAAAATGTTCAAAAGGCGACAGCGGAAACCCAAAGTCGTTTGAAGGGTGCGGGGGTTACAGCCCCACCCGTTGGGCCAATGGAAACTCAGATGGAGCAGCAAACGTTGACAGCCGAAGATATTAGGAACATGTCAATGGAACAGTATCAGAAGATGCGTGAGAGACTCTTGAACGCACGTTCTTCACGGGGACGTTTCTAACGAAACCGTTTTAGAACAAACAACTAATAAACAACAACTATCCACGGAGGATATTTTCAATGGCACTTCCAGCACCAGCAGGTGGTTCAATCACAGGAGCAAACCTAGCGTCAATTACGACGACTGGCTACTCGTCTGACACCACTCTGTCACCCGCAATCCAAGTCATCTGGAGCAAGGAAATCTTGTTCCAGGCAATGCCCGTTCTGCGCTTTGAGCAGTTTGCAGTGAAGAAGACCGAACTTGGCGTGATGCCTGGTCTCACTGTTAACTTCATGCGTTACACCAACCTCTCCACCAACGCTTCTGTTGGCGCAGAATTGACCGAAGGTGTGCGCTTGGAGCCAAATGCTCTGTCTGCTTCGCAGATTCAAATTACGGTCAAGGAACAAGGCAACGCAGTTGCTGTCACCGAACTGTTGCTCAACGCAGCGTTTGATGACGTCATGGCGTCGGCTTCACGTCTCCTTGGTCGT